GTCTGATCAACGTATGTCGGGTTCATTTAGTAATGATCCCGCTCAATTTATTTGGGTCCAACCCTGGCATTCGCAATGCCGTTTATTTATCTTCATCCTTTTGGGATGGCACAGTTTTGTTGGTTGTGCTGTTAGATAAATAATCATCTTATGGTAATTAGTACTGTACCCACTTAGTTCCCCTTAGGGACGCGTGAAATGACTTTTGTCAAATACGTGGTGGTATCAGTGAGCTTTCCTTTACCCACTTAGTTCCCCTAAGGGACGCGTGAAATGACTTTCTCGTCAAATACGTGGTGGTAATAGGATTAGCAGAGTTGTCGACTCTGGCGCTCTTTATCTGGATAGGGAATGGCTGTGCTACAGCCTGATCTGAGGAGTAAACCTCATTAATCCTTCTGAGTTAGAAGTTCTCATATCAAATAAAAAACTTTCAAGAGACAACTTGTAAAAACCTTGTCTTCAACTGTCTAGCCAACATGTTGACTCGTATTCGAGCTACGTCCAGCAAAACTAATATTTCTATCAATTTTAACTGCGAGGTGCCCGGAGTAAAGGTAAACGCCCAACTAGAACAGTTGAGTATCACCTTGAAACATGTCGATCTGCAAGTCGATTTGTTTATGAAGCGGCTGATTCCGGTGGTGAGAGGAAAACAACTCACCGGTCCTATCCCTGTTAAGGGAATTCTTGAGGAAAAGCTTCAACTCAAGCTACCAGTTTGGATACTGGTAGAGGACAGCGGAACCTTCCCCGACCTCAAAGAGGTCAAGTCGGAACAGGTTATTCGTGACTATAAGCGTATTTTAAACGCCATAATCATGACCTGTGCTTCATATAAGGAGCTTGATTTTGATTGGATTACGTGGTCAGTTGATGAACTACCATGCATACTAATCCAATGGTTACTTAGAGGGCATAGCCAGCTCTTCACAGATCTCAAGGAGTTCTGTGCCTGGCCTATGGCTCGTCTCACATGTGCTCCCTTGCTTGAGCCTTCCAGTCAGTTTATTTTTGGGCGTTCGATCCGTCGACTTATTATGAGTCGTATCGGGACCAAACCTGGCCCAAAGTCTGACAAGAAGACTTTTATACAAGTTAGTATTTGTGAGGCGATACAACAGATGAAGCGTGCTTTTCCTGTTGTCCCTAAGTCCTTTATTTTAAAGGCTGTAACCAAACATATCAAGTCTATATCAACAGTTTATAAGAAGCCCGAATTTCTTTGGTATCATCAACAGCAATCTGCGACCAGACGTCCAACCTTTTTAAGGTCTGACACTGTATTGAAAAAGTCCATTTTACGACTTGCTCAGTACATCGTCAGGGACGATCGTCGCACTGTTTTGAATACCAGTATTTTGGGTGTTCCTATCATACCTTCACTACACGCATCTTTTGATTCGCGAGTTTGTGACGGCGGAGCTGCGACTGATGTCTGCATTCGTACCTTCCATCAGGAGGATATTTGTGCAGCATTACGCTACTCACACCTCACCAAGTATGATAAGAAAAGTTCTTATATTCTTCCCCGAGCACGTATCAGTGCCGACTTGACCTCTGAGGTCGTTGAAGGCGGGAAAGACGGTGATGGAGCTTTTGATGGACCTGTTGAGGTCCCTAAACGCGTGAAGCGGGGAGATTCGCAACTCCCCATCCGTGGAGGTATTCAGTCTGCTATTAATGATATTATTAGCCCACTAGTTCTCGAAAACGATGACCTATGTAATGGTCACGAGATCTATAGTGACTTCGTTGATTACGAAGATGACGATGAATACTCTCTTGCCGGACTTGGAGATCATTTGCCCTATAATTGGGGCTGTCTCCCTAATGGTGCCCCCGACCCTAAGTTTGCAACTTTGGAAAGTCGTGTGCGGAGTAAATCCATTAGAGCTCGCGTAGCTGCCATCACCGAACCTTGTAAGGTTCGAATTGTTAATTGCGGTGATATCCCACATTATCTTTTGGGTAAGAAGTGGGATAAGAAAATTAGATCTTATATTGGATCTAATTCAAAATTCTTCACAATGAAACGAACAGTAAATCAGCATGACTTTAAGAAGGTCATTTCTGATGGTGCTAAGTTTTGGGCAATCCGTGGTTACAGGTTGGATGAACTCACTTTAATTAGTGGGGATTATTCTGCTGCAACCGATGGTATTGACCCAAATGTTTCATTGGAGATTTTGCGGGCATTGTGTGATCGTATTGGTGTTCCTGCTGGAGAGTTTGTGACTCTTGCGCAGGCCCTTGTGGGGCATGAGCTTTCTTATGCTCATGTCCTCAAACAAGCCGGGGTTAAAGGTATTAATACCTGTATCCTCGATCCAAACGATACGGTCACGTTGCCCGATCTTGGTGATGTTTTCATCAACCGCATTCAACAAGGACGTGGTCAACTTATGGGATCATATGTATCCTTTCCTATATTATGTTTTGTTAACTTTATAGTTAACTGGATATTTATAGATCCCACCCTACGTTGTCCTATCGATAAAGTTCCCATTCTCGTTAACGGCGACGACCTGTTTATGGTCGTGCCGAAGTCTTATTATTATGGCAATAATGGCTGGGTAAACCAGCAGCCTACTAAAGACTCAGCTTTACGAAATGGGTACCTCGGAACGTCTTGGCGACGTTTTGTTTTCGAGGTTGGATTCACAGAATCATTAGGGAAGAATTATGAACATCCTTCCATATTCTGTATGAATTCCCAGTATTACATCTGGGATGGCATAATAGATTCGACGCCTAAGGCTGTCGATTATGCCCGAATCTCTTTATTGATGGGTGGCGGTCGTGTCGTTAAGACAGAGATCGCCGAGGGTAAGTTTGATATGTCCGTTTCGGACCGCATAACGCGCTTTGTTGATGGTGCCATATCTGGCACCTCTGACTGGGTTAAAGATCGAACACAGGCATTTGTCGCCTGGACGTGGTTTAATTCCGATAGCTTTAACAGCTATATCCGGAAATCACCACTTTCTTTTCGATTGCCCGTTTGTCTAGGTGGCCTTGGTGCCATCAACAATTACGGCGAGCTAAGTGAGCTCGATCGTAAGTGGGCCGGTTATCTACTACGTGATAACGTCCAACTTCCTGGAGTTTTTGATATGAACTCCGTTAAATGGGAAATGGACGGTTTCGATAGTAGAACCGAAGCCCTTGCAGCGCGTGAAGGTTATGTCTATAGGTCAGGTACTCCTTTTGAGTGCCTTGTTGGTTCAGACTTCGAGGGGGCGGATCTCTCCGCCGCTTACTTCCTCGAAGGTCTTGACTTTACCGAAGTACTTGAGACTGAACGTCTCAGCGATCTCTTTAAAGAAAAAAGAGACGATTGGGTTAAGGGTGGCCGCAAGGGCCCTTCGCCAAAACCCCCGTCAGTTATTATAGCTGACCGGCAGTACAAACGGTATGTGAGGAATTTGCAGACTAAATTTAGTCATTTCCTCCAAGTCAAGCACACAGTGTGTCCCGTCTCTAAGCAGACGTACGATTTTTGTTGGGAGTTTCCTCACTCCTTCGACTATTTCGTAGACGAAGATATCGTTGACACTGTGGTTTGTGAACCGGTCTATAGACCAGTCATTCCCGTGGTTCCTTCTATGTAATGTGTCCCTTGATGGGATTTTAATCTTGTCATGATTACATAGTCGTATTTACGAGATCATTGTGTGTTAAGAATAACACATGATCGTTACTGCTATCATCCGATGGAATAGAAATACCTTTTAAGTTAGGGTTTCTAAACTATCTTAATAATAGATGCGCCTTGTACTTATTAAAGTACTTGGTGGCCGGTCTTAGTTGCCCGGTCTTAATGCACCCAACGGGGTGAAGCAGTATATGGTCATGTGGTATTTACCATATTGATGAGGTTGGACGTGATCGTTACACATGTATAACGACCGTTTGG